GGGTTATTTGCCGCCTTATCTACATAAGCACTGCCATTCCAAACCGAAACATAAGTTCTTGTGGCGACCAAATCCAATGCAGGGAGAGAGCCGGAATACTTGTCTGTGGCGCACGCTCTCAAGGTAAGCAGAGAAGTTGCGGGGTAAGTGAAATCGTCATACAGAATTGTTTCTGTATATTCGAGATAAACGTCATTTGAATATCTCGCGCCAGAAGAAGGGGCAACACCGTTGTAAAAACGAACTCTAACCTGATATGCACCAGATGGAACACGGTCACGATAGTAAGGTCTTCTAAGGGCAGAACTCTGTGCACCAGTAATCTGAGTATAAGACAAAGCAACCGTGCCAATAGCTGCAACTGTTTGCGATTCGACCCATCGCCACGTATAAGTCACTCTTGGTCCAGAATAAGCTCTCGGCAAATAAGGGGGAATGCTGTAACCATCATCAACTACTATCCATGTTTCCGGAGAAACGCCATAATAATCTCCTTCTATATGATCACTTGATACCTCGCTCCCAGCAGCAACCTCAATCCAAGTAGAAGAAGAGACTCCTTTCTCAGTCTGTGTGCCCCAATACCCCGCAGACCATCTTCCAGTTGTAACTGTTGTGGGAGTTGTATTGTAAGAGGATAATGCTGTCCAATCTGCATCTCCAACTTTCTTGTATTGAATCTCTATATTAACTGTCTGAGAAGCAAGAGAGCCGTCATCAGCAGCGTAGTAAAGACCTCTCGGAAGAACAAGAGCAACACCAAACCCTTCAATCGCGCTACCTTCAAGACTAACTGTAGTCCATGCGGTAGTAATCTTATGCCCTTCCATCTTTGCCGACCTCGTGTCGCCAAAGAACTGGAGAACAGCCTGATTTACAGCACCAAGACGAGTCTCCCAAGACAAACCTTCTTCGCCTTGATAGACTGAATTTTCATTCAACCGAAGTGAAGTGTCGTCAATGGAAGTAATGGCGTGATCTGCTATCGCATAGAGGAGGTTGTAGTATTGCTTATCGCTGACCACTTCAATGTATTTTGAAATGATCGGCGGAAGAATTCGATGAGTACCATAGAGAACTGGGAAAACAACTCCTTCCCTATTGCTATTCTGTGATGCTTGCCAACTGTATGTAGGAGATTCTGAGAAGTCGCTCACTCCCGCCATATCTGGAGTTTGAACGGGAAGAAGAGCGTTGATAAGTTGAGAGCCTAAATATCCAACAAGCATCCCCGCCGCAATGCCACCGAGTGCAGCACCGATAGAAAGGGAAGCCACTCCACCGATGCCAAGAGCCATACCGGAGGTGAAACCAGCGGCCAGACCACCCGCAGCTAATTCACCACCGGCAAGAATCATCCCCCCAACACCCGCACTAACAACAGAAACAGCCACCATTAAAGCGATCATCGCTACTGTGCGAAGGATATTCTTACCACCTCCACCGCCGCCTTGAGGGACGGCGCAGACGGCAAGATGCCCGATTGGTCTGTATTTGGTTAGGTCAAGGGAAGGGTCGAGAACGGAGCCATTGATAGAAACGACATATTCATATCCGGGGCGCAGATCAATGACGGCATCTACACACTCCTGAACAGTCAAACCTACTGGGAAACATCGTGTATATTGAGAATTGTATGGGTCGAAAGGATTAAGGATACTGGTAACAATAAGGTCATTGTTGATGACCATCAACTCTTTGCAAGGTTCAGAAGTCAGCCTTTCCATCTGTAAAATCCTCGACACTTCTTCGAGAAGAAGCGATCATCGATTCTATTAGTGCAGACTCCTCTCTTCTCGAGGATGTGAATAAATTTCTGGTCACCTATGTAAACCCCAAGATGCTGTGCAAGATCAGGATAATCTGGATCAAGAGCAAATATGATAACGCACCCTTCTTCTGGTTCTTCAATCTTCTCCCACTTACCACTATCAGCGGCGTCTTGAATAAGTTTGGAAACATTCTCTGTAGCATAAACAGCCGTATCTGTATCATTCACATCGTGCCCATACAACTGCATAGCGGCGAGAAAGATGCCTTGACAATCGACACCCTGAGACAAGTCTCGACCACCACGCACAAACTTTGTATGAAACAGCTCAGTAAACCTCGAATCCACCTGTCCCTACTCCCGGCGCTCCACCGAATCTCGTGCTATTGCTAAGTTCACGACATCTTGCCAAAGTATGATTGCAAGTTGTCTCCCCTCCCGCATACCCACACCTTCCATCTGTTCCTTTGAACTTGAATCTACAATGATTGCTCAATATCCGATTCTGAGGAAACCGCCTCATATACGGATTCATTGCACTCAACTGAAACGTCGCCCACATAGCATTTGTAGAAGGTTTCTTCAGTTCAAATGTATGCTCTACTTCTGGCTCAGCATCAGGGCTGGCGGCAATCACTTTTGTATTGATGACATAAATATCGACCGTGATTGGAGAGTATCCATTTGCCTTTACATAATCATCGTATTGTTGGAGGTAAACCTCCATGATCCGGTTGACATTGCTGACTCTAATGACAACAGCAGGAACTTCGCCTCCCGATTGATCCGTAAGTTCCTCAATTGTAAAAGGGAATGCTACCCAAGTCTCACTTTTCCACGTTACATCTTCGGAATTATTAATCACCCGCACTGGGTCAGTAATACCAGGAATAGTAATCTTCAAAGCAACAAGAAATGCGCTATCCGCATTGAGCATGTTTTTCTCTGTCATTGCGGTCGTGCTGAGAGAGAGGGGCATACTAAACCTCCTCTATCGCACAAGATACGGATCGAAATCCGTTAAACACAGCGGATGACTGAAGGGAGTTCTCTTGAAAAACACAGGTGTAAGACGACCCAGTGATTGGGTGGGTCCATGTAAAAGAAGACCCCTGATTTGCGATAAAGAAAGTCTTCAAAGTCTGGTAATCAGCCTCCGTCATAGTATCCCATGATAACTTCCACCTACCACGTGAACGAGTTGCCCGAGGGCGGGTAAGTATATAATTACTATCCGTCTCCGTCCGAACTTGCGGTTTATAAATTTCCTCTGTCATCCCATAATCAGGAGGCGATATTGAAGGCCAATTTGACATAGTTACCTCCCCAACGCAGAGCCAAGCCCATACCGATTATTTTGCGCTGCATCAATCCACAAGGTTACAACAAGTTCTTGCATGTTAAAAGAAACATCTTTCTTTGAAACATTGACCGGTTGTCCGGTACTATTATTAACAACTATGGATACATTTGGCGTTGTCCCCTTACCTTTCGGTAAAACAGTTTCGCCCTTTTGTAAAATCGCTGGGTACTCATCTGAAGCAAGCCCCCCATGCAAACGGGGCGCGCTAAGGAGAGCCCCGGCTGGTAATATTTTATATCCAGATGGTGAAGAAGATCCAATAGACCCCCCGCTGTGGAATAACCCAAAACTTGCACCAGCGGCTTTCACCCCCATCATAATAACCCCAGTTGCTTGTTGGGCAAACATATTGGTCATCGCCCTCAAAACAGCATTGAGGAAATTCTCTATAAAAGCAGCGAACGAATTGAACTTGCCCTTCAAAACATCAAAGAAATAATCAGAAAAGGCATCCACCATATTTGAAGCTATATCTTTAGTGAGGGTATATAATTGATCCCCAAAATCTAAGTATTCTTTTGCAATTAAATCTAAGGATAATCCAATAGCCTTCCCAGCTCCTTCCATTTGATATTTAATCGATGGATCCCTGGTCTGTTTAAACGTTCTTTGTAGACTATTATAATTAGAGACGTAATCTCGATCAAATTGCTCTAAACGTTCATAATGAGCACGCTCCCTCTGCTCCCCTTCATCACGAAGACGGGATTGTTCCTTTTCATTCGCCCCCGCGGCCTGTAATTTAGCATCCAAATTATTTTGAAAGGCTTTATATGATTGGTTTTCAGCTTCTATACTCTTACTTAGTACCTCTTTAATATTATTTAACTGGAACCCATAATACGCTGGGGCGCTTATATCTTTATTTGAGAACTTAAATTCCTGCCTCTTTCTCTCCTCTTCCATCAGAAAAAGAACGCCTGTCAAAGAATTACGCAACCGGTCCTCTGCCGTAGCCCTTTTTCTCGCTGCTTCGGCAAGAGCTAATTCTCTTTGTAACAAAGCATCATCAATCACTATACGACGGCTCTGGACCTCATTTGTACCTTCAAGCAAGTCCAGTTGCTTTTCCATCTCCACCATATCTTTCTTACGGTTCTCTCTGATAGCATCAAGCTGGGGCTGCTTATGTGGCTTCTTTTCTAATACATCATATGCTTCCCCAATCAAACGCGTGTAAACTTTAGTTAAACCAAGCTCATCATTATAAGTTTCCTCACGAAGGGTAACACGTTCTTCATTATGTTCCTTCTCTGATATGAGGTTTACCTTCCGTTTATCTTCTAATATAGCTAATTCATTCTGTTCATTCTTTTTTACCACCTGCATCCGATCCGCGTACATTGACTTTAGTGCAGATATATACGCTCTCAACCCTGCATATTCACTCTCTTTAACATTCAAATCCGGAGGCGGCGGTTCCTGTTTGTACCCTAACCCGGAATCAGACTCCCGTTTGTATAATGAAGTTTGAGTGCCCAATAGCCAAGGGTTTTGTGGAGTCGACGCAAATGAATACTGGTTCCATTTTTTAGCTTCAGCTTGGTAAAATTTGGATTTTGGATTAGTAATGCCTTTATCTAACCAAGCTCGATACGCAGCTACTTCTTCGGGATTCGTAACTTCTTTGAACCCACTCACCATCATTCCATAATCTAATAGAGCTTTTTCATTCTCTTTATATCGTTTAATATATGCCTCTTTTAATTCCGCGCCCCAACCTTTAATACCGGGGATTCCAGTTTTCTCCGCCATATCGCCCCAAACCATCGCTAACGTGTCAATCAACATCATCATCCGACGGATTTCAGCGATAACCCCCATAATAGCTTCTTTAATATCTTGAGCCGTCTTCAGGAAAGACTCATTCCATTTAATCGTTTTAGTTTTTTCGTCAATAGAAACAATACCCTCAAATAATTTTTGAAGCTCGTATTTTAATACTTGAAACAAGGGTTCAAATGCAATACCGCCCATCTGTTTAGCAACATCAATAATATTTGACATCAGGCCCTTCCACGTATTCTGCGTTGCTATACCAGCAACTCGATACGCTTCGAGTTTCTTCATTAGAAAATCAAATAATTGATCGGCATTCTGTGAATGTTGACGAATATCTTCGTTTCTCAGACCAAGAACAACAGCAATTCTTGAAGTACGCGGGTTAATAGTACCTGTTAAGAGGGATCTCGTCTCCTCAGCCATCATATCAAGGTTTAACCCGATGGCACCCGCGGCCTGAACCATTGCGACAGTAAATTCTTTCGCTTGGTCCCTATTAAACCCTTTAGCCATTGCAACAGGGAGAGTCTCTTGGTATGCTTTAACTAATTGATCCAACGTGGCAATCGTCATTAAATTAGCCACTTGTAGTTCAGCGATCACTTTTTTAGCGTCTTGTTGTGCGGCGGTTAACGCTCTCTGCCCCTCCACAGCTTTGCCAGTTGTTTCATCAATATATTTACCACCCACCATGAATGCAGTGGCAATACCCAATGAATACGTTTCCATCTCTGATAAATATTCAATGGAGGCTTTCGCCGCTTTGAATGGTGATAACAGGGCTTCTGTTAAACCCCGGAGAACAAAGGCGGCGCCATACCACCGCATTTGGACCTTTATCATCTTACCAATATCACTAATATACCCGCTGATACCACCACGCATTTGTAGAATACTCTTGTGGTAGTCATCCATCTGCTTGGTGCCTTTTGCTTGTTCTGCGGTCGCTGTCTTTAGCCCAGATGCAACAGCTTTTAATTGAGTGGCAACAGCTTGAAGGTCTTTGGCAAGAGGGGACCCGCCAACATCCTTCATTTCCTGTTTTAATTTTTGGATTTCTTTTATAACGCTATCGAACCCTTTGTGGGTTGCTTCGATTAAGACGTTTATCTGAGCGTTTGGCATCTTTCAAATCCACCTTTATTTGGTCTACATTACAAGTCGAGCAGTCCTTTTCACCCTTGTATGCAACTCGGCAAGCTTTGCAATACTCCTCCTTATATTTATCGGCTTGCTGTTTATCACTATCGGAGGATAAGAAAGATAAAATCGCCTCCCGGAATAAGAAAGAACGGGCTTGGTCATCTAAAAAGTGGGAACTTTCATCCGGCGTGAACCCCCAAATAACAGAGTCCCTTTTCGTGATATCTCCACCGGTTAAAAGAACCTCCACCCTATTGAAAAGGTCACTCAACTCGTCGGAGAAACTTCCTTTACCTGCTCTGTGACCTTTTCCCGTAACGCTTTCACGGCTCCCGATAACTTTTCTAAAATAGAGATTATCGGGTTGCAGACGAAAAAATCCTCGATGACCCTCATAATCATATCGAGGTCGATATTAAATTCTAATTCCGTCGCACAAACCACAAGGTCTTTATCCTTGACAGATGCTCCTTTCTCCGTCAAGACAATAGCCAATGCCTTATGTATTCTATCCCCAATTGAAGAAATCAAAGACGCTTCAGATAGGTCATCCCCGATGGAGACATCTTTTAGTAAGAGGGCAAGTTGGCGGACTTGCCCCCATACTAATTGACGTTGGGTATACTCCTTTTCACCAATCTTATAAGTAAACTCCTTTTCCTCCATTGGACATCTCTCCTTTCCAAGAAATGTTAACCATAATGAGACGTTGCACTCAAAAGTTCGGCAACAAGGGCTGATGCAGCCGAATCATCATCATAATAACCTTCAAATGGAAGTTCCACTAACACGCCCTGCGGCCCATTCACGACCGGGGCTGTTGGCTGGAAAATAAGCTCACCAATCGTAAAAGTAAGCTTTTCATTCCCATCAGTGCCAGCACCCGTCCCCCTTGTCAAAGTAATAACAAGGCTTGTTTCTGTGTGGGCGATAGCCTTGTCGTAAAGCGTTGTATTCTCGAAGAGGGCGGTCACGGTTCCCGAAACCTTCGCCGTACCCGATGGGATCGAATGCCGTTGCCCCGTTCCATCAATAACATACGAAGACCCATCAAGGGCATTATCCAATGTGAATTCGACTTCAGACGCCGTAGCAATTGCTGACCCATTTTCAAGTAAGGTAACCTGGAATCCATCAAATGGATCATGACCAAGGTCAACTGGGGAAGAATCAAAGGAAGCCGCAGCCTCAGTCTCCTTTGCCCCCATAACCCCCGCGACGCATTCAATCATACCTTCCGCCTTGATTGATACTCGGAGGGAACCAACCCGGCAACCGCTGTATTGAAAGTATTTGGCTGTGTCAAGATCTGTGAACTGTTTCTCCAAAGTGAAACTTGGGAGAGCGCCAATTTTGAAGGTGTGTTTGTAAGTCCCCGCCTCCATGCCAACGCTTTCCCCGGAGACTGCTGTATAAGACCCGAAAGCAAGATGTAG